GACTTCTTCTCAGTTTGGATCGAGAGGATGAGACCTACTATGTCAGAGATTTTCTTAGATTTCAAAGACACTGCTATAAGGAGTGTAAAGATGGCAGCTTATACAATATATTCATCTTGTACGCCAGCCTTTTTAGTGAGGCAAGACTGGTCTAAGATGCCAAGTGTTAAAAAATTGGAAAGAGAGAGGATGGTACAAGCATCCTTAGTCAATCCAGACATGATACACAGAGATACAGTAGTTAAAGTAAAAGATGAACTTTGCAAACCTGGTAAAAAACCAAGACTATTCATGTCCTATGGAGATGCTGTGGTAGCAGCTCCTTGGTTACCAGAGATTGCCAAAAAACATATGCATGGATGGCATTTTATCACCATAGGTCTATTGGAGGTGTGCATTGTAGCATACACACAACCAAAGACTAGTGAGTTGACTGCTTTATTTGAAGAGTTGATTTCAGCTATGGTTAGCACAAGAGATTATCTTTGTGTGGCCTTTTATTCCGATGATTCTTGTTATGCAGGATGTTATCATGGAGTTCAATTTGGTTTTAACGTAGACATCTCATCTTGCGACTCCTCAAATGGAGTGCCCATTTTTTACCTAGTAGGGGCTTTGCTACATGGTATTGACAGTGAGATGTCATTGCAATTGATAGAGCAATGTACTAAACCACTCACTATCCCATTAGAAGATGGAGGAAAAATCCAGATAGACACAGGAAGTGTGTTTGAAGGTTCTGGTGCTGTAGTGACAACTATTTTAAATAATGTTGCGTCAGCTGGTATTGCTGTTTGTGTAGCTATCATTATGTCTAAGACGGAAGTGGTTACAAGTAGAGCAGATATAGAAAAAATTATAGTAGACGGGGCTACTATGATGGGCCACAAAGTCACAGTGGCTTCTGTTGAGGTAGCAGGAGTTTTACAACCTGCGAAGTTTCAGTTCTTGAAATACTCACCAATGGAAGCTGTGCACACCACAACCGGTGAGGTAAAGTTAGTACCAGTTAGAAATTTCGGAACTATCATTAAGTCTTTCGGTCAGTTGAGCGAGCCAATGCAAGCTAGACAGTTAAATATGACTGTAGGAGCTTTTAGAGTCTTGACTGTATCACAGAAGTTTGACTTATTCCTGGGAGGTGTAGTGAAGGGATATTGCAATGAACCGCGCAGTCCATTATTGGATGCATTACGTTCAAGGTTTTTAGACCAGTCTATAGAGTTAGACAAAGGTTTCGTTCTGGTAGAAACAGATTTTGATTTCTCTGATTATAAAGTATTAGAGAGTAGTCAGATTGCTAGATATGGAGCCTTAGATTACACAGAGATGACTAGGATTATACAGGAATTGCAATATGGAGATATCGTAACAGAACACACTTTGGAGACGTTCATGGTGATCGATTACGAAGCCAAGTATACAAGAGGTGAAACTATTGACTACAGTTTCACAGCTCACAATTATACTTGGTAAGTCTACCACTTTCACAC